TTACTCAATCGGATAATTCGCAGTCATAACCTCAACCTTCATCTTACCCGCTCCCTTATTCACACTTACTCGCTGCTCCACCCGTTTCTGATACCATCCGAATCTCTTTACAAACTGATCCAGTATATCAGATGGATAGCTACTAAGCAGGAATTTCCCCTTTATTTCGCTCAGCGCAGTTAACAGCCGTTCAAAATCTTGCAGGGAATAACCCCCATAATGCCCACAATCGCTATTGAAATATGGAGGATCACAATAAAAGAATGCCTTATCATAATCCCTGCTCTTGATGATATACAGAGCATCTGCGCACTCTATTTGCACATTTTGCAGCCTTATGGCATAATCTTCATTGAACTGAACACCCTTGTTATGAATCTTCTTACTGGTGGTGTTTTTCGCCTTATCGTAGCCCCATGTTCCATCGAGCATAGAAGCAAACGACTGAGTGGCCAATACCCAAACAGCCCAGGCACGTTTCAAAGGAGTAAACAAATGCGGATTATTGTAGACCACCGATGCATCACTATGCAGCTTTCGACTGTGCAGTGTTATCTTGATCTCCTGAGACAGGCTAACATAATCCTGTTGAATTACCCTGTAGAAGTTGATCAACTCCGTATTCAGATCATTGATTACCTCCACTTCGCTAGGCTCTTTGGCGAAAAGCAGAGCCGCGCCACCGGCAAACGGCTCTGAGTAAAGGATGTGCTCAGGAAAGAGCGGAAGGATTGTACTTACTAATTTCTGTTTCCCACCGTAGTAGGTGATTGCACTTTTCATATTTGTATTTATTAATTGGTTCTAATATCACTTTGCCCGAATCTCCCCAATTAATAAAGGTTCACCCCCTAATCCAAACTAATCACAGCCGTACCATAAACACTATATGCCGCTATGCCTGAAGCTGGCTTAATAAACTCTATGGCTATTACGCCATAGCTATCTACTTTCGCTGTAAACTGCTTTAGCAAGCCATATCCATCAAAGTCACGCATCATACCCGCACTATTTCTATGAACAGAAAAAATCTGAGGCCAGGTAGGACGACATCCCGCAGGTAGTGTTGTCATATCGTAAAACGATGCTGTTAAGGCGGGATCAAGAGCCTGTGCATCATTTACATTCAGTGCAACGCGCAGGCTCAGCGTATTAGCTAGTACGTCCTTTGTATAAACAATTGAGCCTTCAACATCACCGACACTTACAGATACCAGTGTTATTTCATCAGTTATTAGTCTATGCCTTTCGCCCATCGCAGCCCCGTATAATACAAACGTACTTACCAGAAAGTCGATATCAGGGTCAATATCCGCATTGGCCATTATGTGGAACGTCCCAACAGTGGTCGTTCTCACATCCAACAGATTACCATTCCTGTAAGGTCGTTGCACAGAGGTTGGCGATAAGCTCACTACAAATGAATTACCTAAGGCCGGGTACATCCCCGTATCACCACCGGCACAGTAATACAAAACACCTGCAACGGCAAACCACCCGGGCGACATATATGTGCCTGACTGTTCCATCCCTGAAATTATTATAGGGTTGAAATAGCTCCCGCCACCTCCCATCTTGGTAAATGCAGTCGCTATATCTCCATATGCTTGCTGCATAAAATCAAGATCACCCTGCGTAAAGCCCAACCTGCCTGTATTGCTAAAATTTATACGTTTCATATCAAATAATTAAAAAGTTACAACAACATATATCGACTTCCCCGCAAGCCTGTAAGTATCAACCAACCCACGAAGCCTGTACTCACTATAAATCGGCAACAAACTCACCGCCACTGGCACCCTTACCTTAAATGCTGGCCCGCTACCTGCATTGGCTACCTCATCATCAGTGGCAAGCCATACCGGTTCACCTTCACCATCTAAGGGCAACCATACCGGGTCAAGTTCCGCATCAAGGGCCAACCATATATTTTCTGGAAAGTCCGTATCATCAATGTATATCTGCCTGTCTATGGGGTCGAATGCATCATTAAGAACTGCCTGAAGGCTTACAACCTGTCCGTTATGGCTCAGCAGGTACAGTGTATAGTTCCTATAGGCCGTAAAGGCATCATACTGCCACTTTATTGGCGACACCAGTACATTCAACCATGCAAGCCACTTCCGCTTGCGCAGTAGTGTAGGTGTGGTGTCCTTAACCAGGTCTTCATATACTATTTGCCAAAAACTCATAAGTGCGGTGTGTAAGTAATGTTATCGGCGAAGAAGCCCGTATCAAATAATAAGTAACCAGAGTCGGTTGCGTACTCCGCCGTAAAAGGTGCAAACGGCAGTATACCATACCGCGCCTGCGCCAGTGGGCATATTGCATTAACTACCCCCTCTACCCCGCGAATGGTATCTATCAGCCTGTTAAGTACAAATACCCCATTAAACGGGATAGTGTTCAGGTAGGCAGCAATAGCATGCTTAACAGGGGCATCATTTGCACCATCTATCCGCGATCCATTGGCATCTAGCACAAGCGGGTTATAGAATATCGTAAGCTGCAATTGCAGGTCGTCTGGTGGTCTGCTCGTCATATGCACCCTTACCCCTCCATCCTTCACAATGTCCATGTAGGCTTGTATGATCGCTAACCTGGTATCATCTATAGCCCCCAATACGCCACCACCGGTATCCGTTGCAGTCTTCAGCCATATTTGACCGTCTACTTCCACAGCTGCCGCCTCAGTTACAATTTGTGCAGCTTCATCAATGGTTTCGTAGGTATCAGTGTCTTCTATAAGAATGTGGCCATACTGAAAATACTTAGCCTTCTGTACATACCAGCTCAGCTTATGTACCTCTTTTGCCGCTATTAGCGTATCTGTTTCAGCCTTATGCATATCAAACATAAACTCCAACACATTCTGGCAGAATGCAACGACGTAACACCACAATTTCCATATGGCAACCTTACTGTTTGATGTCAGCTCTACGCTCAGCACCGGGTCGGCATTCTTCGCCGTTTCCAACGCATCCTGTATTTGTCTTATGCTACGTCCCATATTACCGAGGTATTGTAATGTTGAATAATACTATGTACTCACTAACCGTGTTCGCTGGCTTCACCATATACGCATTGATGGTAGTTATTATGGTTATGGGATTGTCATCCGCTACAAGATCTATAGTCGAAAAGTAGCCGCCGCCATACATCGGTAGCATTGCCGGATCAGCGGAGAACAAGCCTGCCACTACCGTTGCCTGTGAGCCAAATAAACCTACTGGCGATGGATTACTTGTATGATTCCAACTGATCAATGGTATGGCCATACGTGCAGGCGGGTCAGGAAAATCAGCTGGAGAATTCACGTATAAATAACCCTTCATGTGGAATGATCTATCTAGCGAATCAACCCACCATGTAAAATCAACGTCTATATTACCATGACCTGGCCCCAGAGTATAGTATGTATTGTAAGAAATATACGGCCTGTAGACGTTAAACCACCTATCATATACAAGACTATCAAAGGTCCTGGTACTCACCTTACCACTATCGCCTATCTGCACCATACCCGCACTCAGTGTTGGTATCTTTATCCTATTGTCGCTGTTCCTGTAAGTAAACGGCACCTTAAACTTTGCATTCTTGGGCGCACCAGGCACACTATCATACGTCCCAACCATATAAGTATTGGGCGTAACATCCTTAGCCGGAAACTGGCTGAATTTAACCGGCTGTGCCATTGCTTTCACGGTGAGCAACGCAACAAAAACAAGTAATAAACTGATCTGCTTTTTCATATTTTGATATTAAATTTTAGTCTTCTGAAATAATTACCTCTCCATCTTCATTTACAATGCCGTCGCCATCTTCGCTTTCCATTGCAGTTCCGGCAGGTAATCCCATTGTCCCCAATACATAGCCGTTGGCATTCAGGTAACTGGTTATGGCAGTATTAGTGGGTGCATCATCAGGGATAACAAGTACACGACCCGAAGGCACATATGCAGAGGGAGAAATCCCATTTGCAAAAGCCACATGCACCAATGCTTCCTGAGTACCGGTAGCGTTGATCACTGCATCACTTAATGTCTGCCTTGGCTGTACTATGTATGTTCTTGGCATATGATTACTTATAAATTGCATTGGTCACTATCTTGCCATTCTCCACGGCCACCTTATTCACCTTCATGCCATCACCGACAAACTTTTCACTTATCTTCTGCAATAGTGCCGATGGCCCTTCATCATCCTTGTAGCGGCCAGCACCTACAGTTGCGTCCGGGTACTGCTTTATTTCGCCTTCATTCAGTAACAGCAGTAACTTTTCATTCTGTACAGTGCTATCACCAATTACAAAATCACCATCCACTATCAGTAGATCAAAATCATCATCGAGCAGTATATCTTTCGGATTAGCCATGTGTTGTATTCTCGCTTTTAAGTTCAGTATCAGTTGAAGAAGTCAGAAAATCACTTGCCCAGCTTGCCGCCAATGTCTTCAGTGCAGCACCACCATCACCCGGGGCAACAATCCACGCTACAAATATTTGCTTGAGGGTATTAAGATCATATTCCAGGTTGTTCAACTTCGTTACCAGCTCCATCACCTTCACCAGTCCGCCGAATGCATCCCCATTAATCTTTACCTTACTTTCCGTATCAACGGTTATCTTATAGTCACCGGCCTTTATTGACACCCCGCCGTCTCTTATTATTATCCATGCATTACCTATCCTCACCTCGAACCCATCCAGCACACTGCATTTTACAATCCCCATATTCCCGCCACCGTCCAGCTCAGCCACCCATACCACACTATCTACAGCAGGTATCAATATCATCCCGCTTGTTACCTCCAGTGCTGCATTCACAAATACACCCTCTGTTACATTGTCTTCATCATTCTCGTTCAGAACCACTTTGCAGGTATAGTCACCGGTATTCACCTCCTTCACTATGCCCGTATAGATCACAGCGCCACCAGATAGCATTTCAACTATCTCTCTCATATCTTCAGCGGCCTTCTTTATCGTTTGGCTCATGGTGTGTTTATTAACTCTTAAAACTCATTTTAGGTCCTACCTCTACATTTCGCCACGCTCCACTCGTACCAAATGTTACTTCCGTACTCTCAGCCATGTAAAAACCTGCGCTTTCCGGGTATCTGCTGTCCTGTATATACATCTTATATCCCGGTTGGCAGTAAGGCTGTAGATACCCGCTTATTCGGCCTTCAAAGCCGGTGTAGTTCTTTTGGTACTGCATTTCATTGGCAATGCGTTTCATGTTGGCCACGTCAGGTATATTGTTATTTATGGCCTTCACTTTATTGCCCAGCACCTTCTTTTCACTTTCAGTCGCTATCCTTCTACCGGTTGCCAGAGTGCCCCCAAACAATACCTGCACTGGTTCACTGGGCGTTTTTATCTTCAGCCGGTTATCGCGCATACAGTTATAACCAATCCTGTATTTTACACCACCAATAGCAAACGGATCTACTCCTTCATGGTAGGCGGTGTAAGTCAATCCGCACCACAGTTTTTTAGGAGTGATAAAGAAGATCGTGATCACGTTCTGACAAATCTTCCTTATCTCGCTTATTATATCAGTACCACCGGCATTATCAAGAGTTATATTCTTCAGCGCAATGTCATCCTGTACATACAACTCTATCTCTGTGCCCTTTACAGCCTTATCCAGTAGTTCTTTTACACTGGTCGATGCATAGAAGCCTTTTAGGTTTTTATTCAATCGCAATAGCCTGTTATAGCCCTCACATTCAATCGTCAGCTGATCACCGGGCATCAGCCCCTTTACAAACCCTTCAAATTCTGTTTTCAACTGGCCGTTGTATCCTAGCTCCACTTTTATCTTATCACCCTCTGCAAATACATTGCTCAAAGTCTCCACTGCGCTTGTACCACCATTCTTCCTTTTCACCCTTGCTAGGCTCGGCAGCATCAGGTTACAAGCATCAGCCGCACTATGCACGCTCCTGTTTATCCTGGCATTCATTACACCCGAGAAACTAAATCCGCCGATCGTTATTTTACTGCTCAGTACAAACATTATCCTATTTCCTCCAGATCAAATATTGAATTACTTGTTAATCGTAGATCATAGCCTACCACATGCTGCACACCCGGATGCGCCGGTATGTTGATGCTCTCAACAATAACATTATAGCCCATGCCATTTAGATAGATGTCGGTTTTTACGTTTCTGAGTGCCATGGCGCTGCCACTTACAAACACATCCCTAAGCATTTTCTCCAGGTCTTCAGGATACTCATTACCCTTGCCGATCAATAAGCCCTTAATATTGATATTGTAGCTGTTGATATTCACAACCTGGTTCACAGCTCCCTCACGCTCAGTCATTCCGGTTTTAATGATCGTTTTTGTATTGTCGATCGCCACCACTGCAAAAGGCAAATCCCAGATCACATTTAGTCCGGAGGTTACCGCTCCATCAGGAAGAACGATGCCGCCACCGGCGAAGGTTACTGTAGCTGGCAGATAATAATCCCTGCCAAACTGATCCTTTTTATAATAAGGGCTACCATAGTCACCATACTGTTTACGGCTGAAAACGTCCGCAACTGGTGCAAATTCAAAGCCTGCGTCCACACCGTGCACATCACTAAACAACTGCGCTATTGATAATTGAATCGACATTTAAACGCCCTTTAAATTCTATTTAAAATTGCCCGTAAGTGGGCCATCTATTAACTACGCTATACTACAATGCGTCCTTTATGGAATGGATGACGCTCGCAAATATTTCTTCCTGGTCACGTCTGCTATACTGCTTTGCCTCTTCCATACTAGCCACATGAAACGTCTGATCCTTGATCATTGGCGCATTCAGGTTAATAACTATCTGCCTGCTACCACCACCACTAATTCTTTTACTTGAATCAGATACAGCAGTACTTAGATCGGCGTTTCCTTTGCCCGATGCGGCCATATCAGCTACCATCTTATAGCCACCGGCCATTATATCGTTTTGCTTTATACCCATCGGGCTAATAGACCAATCAGAGCTTTTTATAGGCACACCCTTGGTAAACTGCCCCGTTTTCATAAATGAGATCATCTCACTGTCTTCATTCATCCAGGGCTGCAACCCGCCATACTGCATTATCTTTTTATATAGTGCAGCCTCATCACCTGGTTGTACGTTCCATCCACCTCCGCCCCCTCTTTTGCTCCAGGCAGGAAGGTTATCGTAGTAATTATTTGCACCGGCTGCAGCACCGGTAAAGTCGATGTCTGTTTTTGCAATGTCAAGAACTCCACCAACGGCACTCGCCACTGGCTTTGCAATACCGGCAACCAGTTTTATGGCCGGTGTAAGATCATTCAGTATTACGGTCGACAGGTCTAGCATGCTTTTGCCAAGGCTCTTCACCTCTTCGCTCAGTAGCAATGCTGCCACAGGCTTCAGCAATCCCGCCATGCTGCTGCCAAAATCCAATATTGAAGGCAGCATATCCTGGAAGGCACCAAACAGCTGTTCTGTAATTGGTATTAGCTTCTCCAGTACAGATGGCAGCTTATCAACAAGAGGCTGCATGCTATCTATAAACTTACCCCATACCGGCATTAGCTTTTCACCAAATTCCTGTATAGCCATACTGGCATTACCCTTCATTGCATCCCACTTGCCAAACGGGGTTTTGCCCATGTCATTAAGCATTCCGGCATGGCGGCCTTTACCCGTTGTATCCCATATCATCGCCTGCCTTACCATTGTAGACGATATAAGACCATTGCTCATATCATCACGCAACTTGTCCATGCTCTTGCCGGTATGCTTGCTGATCACCTCTAGCGGATTGAATCCCGAAGAGGTATATTGGCGCAGATCATCACCTTGCAACCTTCCTACCGAGTTTGTTTGTGCAAAAGCATAAGTGAGCAGCTTCATTTTCTCAGCATCGCCACCGGCTATATCGCCCAGCATCTTTAGGTCGGGCATTATTTCCTTTACAGCTGTGCCATAGCTCAGCAGCATTTTAGCATCGTCATACAACTCAGTGCCAAATATGCTATCCTTTATGTAGTTGGTCAGTTCACTGTACAGCTGCGCACCTTCCTTCTGGCCACCCAGTACACCAAATTGAGTTTTGTTCCTGCTGGCATCCATGCCCGCAGCTATTACATTCTGTCCACCACCAATCGCAAATGCACCTCCGGCAGTTACTGCTTGTGCGGCAATATTGCCATAAAAACTACCCTGTGCCAGTCTGCCTAGTGATGTTCCACCATGTCCTGTACTACTCGGCCCGGATAATTTGTTTATCCTGGTCTCCAGTGCAGCTATGTCCCTGTTGGCTGCTGTTATCTGGCGGGTATCAATACTTATGTCACGCTTTTTCCTCAGGGCATCCAGCTGCTGGTTCATGCCCGCAATGCTCTGCGTGGCATATTTGCTTTGGCGCTGAGTATTGGCTATAGTATTGTTCACAGCATTCATTACCTTATTAGCATTACTGCTAACAGAGGCAAGACCCTGTTCATGAAACCTTACTACAAAATCAATAAAATCGCTGCCAAATGCCATATCTATTAAAACTTAAATGCCCGCCCATTCAGGCGGGCATTGTTACTTTTTCCTTTTCGTTACTAACCCAAGCTTTGCCAGTTCTATCGACTCCAGTATCTCCTGCGTTCTCAGATATTCCAGGTTCGCATATTTCTGAGCAAACTCTTCGTCAGTTAATGATTGATGATCTACTCCCGGCAGATAATATTCAAAAACCGTTTCAGCATAACCTAAGGGATCGGCCACCGGGCCTCCTGCCGCATCCCTTATAAGTTTACCAGGGTAGCCTTCTTACCTTCCAGCTTCACTTTTAGTTCCTGGCTGATGCCTATAAACATCTGGTCGTCTGTCAGTATCTCATTGCTACCACCTATAAACGTCAGTGTGGCCAGTTCTTCAAACACATGGAGTGCTTTGTCGCGGTCTGCCTTGCTCATTGCGCAGTTCAGTTCATTGCGCCCTGGGTTTTTAAAGTAGGCTATATGCCCGTCTACCGATAGAGCGTAAATGCCATACTTGTATTTTGCCTTCCACTCTTTGATCTGGTCTTCAGTTGCCACGCCGATCAACGTTGCTTCCTGCTTTCCACCGGTGCTATCGCCCGTTGGGCTAAATAAAAAATATCTCTTCATAAAAATTATTGATTAAATAAATAATGAATTGGTTACTTGCCGGACCTAAACGATATCCAGGCAAAGGAATGGCATGGTGATTGGCATCTGTGTGGCTCCCTGATCCCAGCCCTTCTCGAATTCCGATATTTCCACACCTACTAGCGTATCTGTCTCCAGTGGCCTTCCTTTCGCCTCCTGGTAAACAACTACAATGGTCATGCTTACATCAAGAATATCCTTGCCGCCGGCCGCCACCGCAGCTTTATTCATTGAATCAACAGCTCCCTTCAACGCAGTTATCTCACCACCACAGGTCTCATTGCCACTCTGTATGCCTATTGCTTTATTGCCAGAGCCGTGCAGATGCGTTTTTACTTTAGATTTCTTATACTTGATTCCCTCGATCTTGGTTGAAGTACCACCTTCTATGTAAATGGTCATATCCGCCCATTCACATTCCTTGCTATCAAAAAAAGTTACACCTGCCATATAAAAAATATTGTTGTTTGAATTAATTAAGAAAAACTACCTACTATCTACTATCTACCATCTACTACAGCGCAGGATTATCAAACCCCAGTTTAATATCTATCGTTGTCGCATAACCTACTGGCACTATGCTCAATTCCACATTCAGGACGTTGGTAGATAATATATTCTGATTAGGATTAATTTTACAAGTCACGCTGCTGATCTCTCTATTTATAGTCATTGTATTATTGATCTGGTTTTCCACCTTTTGACTGATCGTCTTGCAATAACCAACATCGAGCTTTCCTTCTACAACAAAAACTTCATCATCCACCTCCTGCACAAAAGTTGCATAGGTCAGTTTCTGCACCTTGTCAATTACACGGCCACGAGACAAGAAATGGTAATCGTCAGTAGTGGCACTGGCCGTATCATCACCGCTGAAGAAGTAGCCACCAACATTAGGGTAAGTGGTTAAAGTGATATAGCCTTTAGCTGCTATTAATGCTGGGTCATTGGGTAGCGTCTCCAGTGCATCTGCTCCCAGATATGCTTCCGCTGCTGTCAGCGCACCGGTCCTTACCCTGCTCACTTTACGCATAACAGGTACGCTTGCCAGTCTTCCAAGCAGCATGCCGAGAGCAGCACTCGCACTAGCCACAGTATCACCTATCAATATAGCTACCCTGTTATGAGCCAATTGCGTAAGATCAGCAAGGTCGGCTACCGTCCCGTTATAACTTGTACCACCAAGTATGAACCTCAATGGCTTCTGTCCGGTTGCGTACTCTGAGCATATAGATTGTAGACCTATTAATGCACCTGAGTAGTCGTCATTGATAGCATCATTGGTAGTTTGTTCTCCGTCATACACTGCATTATCATCACACATCAATCCGCCAAAGCATATTTTACCTTGCGCATAGTCCAGAAGTGTTGGTACAAAAGGCAGCATTGAATCATAGGTAGCAGTATTAGCAGTCAGCAGAAAATACAACTGCGCACCCTTACCCGCTTCATCATAAAACTCTTTTATCTGCTTAAAAGCAAACGGGTTACCATCCTTAGTAATGCCCAGACCTAGAAGGTCATCCATAGAAGTGATCAGCTTTGGTGTTCCCACTGCATAATCGCCTTCCGGTACACCGGTGATGATCATACCGCATACACCATCCGCAGTTTGCAATGTGCTACCTAATTGGCCATTCGCTAACGTTATATTAACTCCGCTCATATAAAAAAGTTGTTTTTATGACAATTCATTATACACTCTCCTCTTTTTGAAAGAGGAGTACCCGCCTTTTCGGCGGGGGAGGTGATTACTCCCCGTCTTGCACTGCCAAGGCCCGCCCCATTTACGGGAGCGGGCCATTAGCGTTATTATCAGAGCTTAGACGCTCAGTGCTGGGGCTACTTCACAACTTCACCCCTCGTTGGTTCTCATTATCAGAGCATCATGCCCATCCTTTTATCCTTTCAATCATGGTTCAGACTATACTGCCGCCAGCGCTTCCTCCGCTGCCTTCACCTCACCTTCGGCCACCGGCACTGCCGCAATAGCCGTTTCAAGGGCTGTTGTTGCCTTCTTTACTGCATTGGTCGCTGCTGTCTTCTGTGGGCCGGTAGCATCAGGCAGCAATCCTGCCTTGTTAGCTGTAGCCTGTTCCAGGTTCGCAGTTGCAGTACCTACCGCTGCCTTTGCACTTTCCAGAGCCAGTCTCTTTTCGCCCAGGTTCTTTTCTGCCTGTTCGCGTGGGGTCAAAACAACTTCCTTTGATTCGCTCCCGCTCTTCGCTTCCGCCGCTGCAATTGCCTGTGCCCTGGTCACAGTTTCCACCTTGCCGGTGCCTTTCCCTGCTTTCTTCAGTGCGCTGGCCTGCGTTTTTGCATCCTGCTCTTTCTTAAAGCCTGTTCCACATTCTGTGAAATACAGTACCTCCGCTTTCGGATTACTGTTGAATACTTCAATTTTCTTCATTGCTTATAAATTGAAAAGTTTAAAATTTGATTAGTATTTGATAAAGGCAAACATTCCTGCAGAGTTCACCATCCTGTTCCTTCTGGCTACCATGTAACCCTCTCTACTACCGTCATCATTGGTATTGCCTTCTATGGTCTTTAGCATAATACCTGCCTTAGTGATCGCCACCGCTTCAATTAATCCGGTATGGCCCGTTCCGTTGGCAAACCTCATTATGAACTGCATACCTGGTACTAATAACTCCGGCTGTGCAATAGCCTGTGCAACGGTAACAATCTGCAAAGGGTTTGTTTTATTGTAGCAGACCAACACACCGCCCGTTTTTACCACTGGAGAGCTAACACCCAGTTGCTTTGCAGCTTGCAGATACAACCAGTAAACTAAAGCTGCACACCATGCATAACCACCACCCAGTCCTACTGATCGCAGGTATTCTTCTACACGCGGCCCTTTGTTGCTATTCTTTGGCACTTCCTGTACGCCTATTTCCTTCCTGGCTAATTCCAGTACAGCCATCATCAGGCTCTTACCATTAACCACAATGGGCGTATAAATTGGCTTGGTCATAGCTACAGCAGTTTATTATTTAAAATATGGCCCTTGCACATATACCCGATACAGAAGAAGAGCACTGCAACTATCAGTACCAGGAATACCAACGGCTTAGTCGCAGTCAGCCAACCTTTGGTCTCTTTTTCCACCACTTCTTTCAGCGTCCCTACACTATCACTACGCTTGTCTACAAGGCTTTTAATGGCGTATAAGCTATCATACCGGCGGTGAAGCAAAACACTATCCTTTGTCTTCCTGGTTATCACCTGCTGCATGCTGTCCGCCTTGCACTCAAAGTGTCGGTTACCTTGTTTGTCTGTGGTAGTAGTAAGCGTGGTATTGCCATTTCTCACAGTTGTGTTTACCGGCTGATCCTTTGCTTCAGTCAGAGATACGCTGCTACCGGCCACTGGCTCACTGGTCGTTTCTTCACTGCTCCAGCTGCGTATAAAATCTTCCATCATTGCGGCACGGCGCATACTATCAGCTTTCCGCACACTATCCTGCTTCACTTCCCAGTTCACACTAGTAGTTTTACTGCCCTTTGTTGCCCGGCACGATCCCATACAGAACAAGAAGATAAAGGCTATAATGCCGGTTAAGATCACACTAAGAATTCCCTTTACTATCATGGTTGTGGTGTGTTGTTGTTATTAATATTTTTGTCTTTATCCTTACTCCCTTTGCTACTTCCCCATCTGAAATTCACAAGGGTGTTATAGTTCGTAACCAGTGCGCCAACTATCAGGGCTATACCATCTAGTGGCCGCTTTGTTACTATAGAATACCATCCGAAACCGATAATGGCACTAATAAGGATGATCATCTGTGATGCGAGTAAAACATCCTTACCCTTTACTGCATCTAATAGCTTTTGTATCATGTCCAGTGTTCTTTAAGAGCCTTCACATTGCAGCATTCGTCCAGACTCCCACACTTCATTTTGCTGCGTTTCCTTTGCTGTAGCTTCCAGCTTATCTTCATGGAATAGTCCACTATAGCCAGTATCGTCAATATGCAGCTCAGGCCAAACATACCCGCCTTAAAATATGGACTGGCCTTAGCCAAAAACTGAGAAAGAGCCGATGTTGATGTCCAGCTGCTCGCCACCAGGAGAAGACCGGTAACGTCTGATGTTATGCTATGATAGTTGTTATGCGCCATTTAATAGAACCGTTTTGCACCCACTAATCCCGCCTTGTTCGGGCGGGTTAGCGGGTCTAATCGTATTGAGGTGGCGAGGTGTCACCCGATGGCCAGTCAGGTAAGAGTACCTCCCAATCCTCCTGCTGTTTATATCTGATCAACAGTTTCCCTTTCCATCGTGCCTGGCTCAGCGCGTGTCGGTTAGCCAACGAGAACAGAACACGGTAATTTGTGTATGGATTGCCATTGCCGGAATTCACTGCATAGGTGAACACATTCTTCGCGGTATTGGCACAGGTAAACGTCGTCAGTGTACAGAAGTCAGTTCCGGTCGATGTATCTACCGACCCCTGCACAACCACCGTCACACTATCAACCCTGCCTGCAAGGCTATCCACCGTAAACCCGAAAGTCACGCTGTTGTAACGACCTCTTACACGTGCGCTCAGCGTATCCTTAGTTGTCAGCAATATGCTGTCCGCAGTAGTGCGCAGAGGCATATCAGTTGGCTTCCAGGTATCCTTAAGCGTCCTGCTACCGCCATTGTTGAAGTCGCCACCTACAGCATAATTCTGTATATCCGACAGCTGAGCCATTGAAGTGGTGGCCAGTCCAAGCATTGCCACCGCTATTAAAATCATTTTCTTCATACGTATCATAATTTTTTGATCAAGTCTTTTGCCACCTTAAGCCGTTCCAGTGACGGTAACGGCTTAAGATCATCTATTGTAATTTGACTTTATCTGAGACTATACTCCAACTGCTGGAGCCTTCTGTACGATCGCACCGATACCAAGCTCAGTGTCCCTGCGTGGAGCGCCACCGGCTCTTGTCAAGGCAGAGGCTACATCACCGTAGTTCTTAGGATCATTGTCCTGAGAGTACACTTCTGTTTGTCCTACCGCGCGGCTTACAGCGCCCTTCCACCAGAATATCGCCGCTGCGTTATCCGTAGATGCCCCGGCTGCTCCTATGGCCTTTACTACCGGCAAGTCAGCATTTGTATAAGAAAGCACCTTACTGCGCATGAAGATCTTAAAGCCATACAGCATACCAACCTGTCCCGTCTTAGGGTCCATTGATGCACTGAAGTCTGTGAACTGAGTAGCACTCATATCTTTCACAAGTTGTGAATACATGGTTGCATCAAGCAGCATACTACGATCAGCCATTGGCACATCAAGTGAATTCAGCAAAGTGCTGGCCTGTAGTACATCATACATACCAAATGCAAGCCTGTAGCCTGATGCTCCGGCTAAGTGAGCATTTACCTTTAATGGCGCAGCGTCCTGGTCGTTCTTTGGCACACCCGATGTTCTGAGGATATTGTTGTTAACAGTTTCACCATCAGACAATAAGGCTGTACCGGTAGGTGCCCATTTGTAAAGTATCTGGCTGGCAATCCTTTCACTCAGTTTACTTTGGTTTTCATAAAGTAATGAATCCATCTGGTTGTAAGAAAGCTCTACCTTTTCCGCATTACGAACAATGAATGGAGGCACCCTGAATTCGCTGATATCATAGGTCTTTTCTCTGTCAGCGGCAGCGTTTACATCTGCGCCACCCGCAGGATACACACCATCAACAATGATATCTCCGGTCTCATTCGCATTGGGTACATGCACCGTTTTTACCGTTACATACTGGCTATCATCAATTGACTCCTTCAAAAACTCATTGTTCATGAACATATTATGCTCAATTCGCTCTACCCACATCTCCGTTTGCAGGGCCATCATGGCCAGTCCCTTAGTGTTACCAGGAATAGCGCTCAGCAGGAAGCTAACTCCACCGCCAATCCCGAAGGCTGCTAATGATCCGCCAAACGCAGCCATTGCAATAAAGCCTACTACAGCCGCTATCACCATAGCCCAGCCGAGTCGCGTAATACTTAATTTCTTGTTCTTCATGTTATGTATAAAAATTATTAGTTGAAAATGTTTACCTATTTGTCACTATTAGCCTATCGAAGGGCGACTACTACTTAACTCCGTACCTCGCCTCCTTCATCTGCGCATATGCTTCAGGAGAGAGTTTTTTCAGATCAGCCATTTCGCCGGTCTGCATTAGAGCATCCCATCCTTTGCCCACCATATTTGTTACTTCCTGAGAGAAAACGCCTTCCTTATCCGCCTGTCTGATCTGGGAAGTGACGGAAGTAAATACACCCCTTGCCTTTAATAACTTCTCCAGGGCATCCGGGTTTTCTTCATACTGCTCAGCTAGCACATCATACTCAGCTACGGATATTTTCTTATCCTTTTTCGCCTCTGTCAGCATGGCAATCACCTGGTTAGTCACGTTCTCCTTTCTCAGGGTCTTCAGTTCCGCACTCACAGTGTCGTATTTCGTAGCCCTGGCATGCAGGGCTTTAATTGCACCCTTTATTGAGGCGCTGTCTGAGCTTGCTGAAACTCCCGTTCCAAGCATCTTACCGAGTTCGGCATCGAACTCTAATTGGATCATATCCATATTGACTTCAGTTTTAATTTTTGATTGTTTATCCTGGAATAACATATAAATGCCGTCAGCATCAAGATCAGAGTCGGCAGGCATCTCCATTTCTTCCCCATCATACACACCATCTATCAGCTTTGCATCCATTGCTTGCGTTGCTGTGTAGAAATTATCTTTCCCGTTCAGAAACTCTGCCATTACCTCTTCTGTGGGTTTGCCGGTTCGCCTGCTGTACACTTCGCACATATCCTTTTCAATACCATCCACATAGTCTGCTTTAGCCCTCAGATCGGCAGCAGTACCAAATGCTCCACCAATAGGCTTGTGCATCATCAGGCGGGCATATTTGCTCATGTACAACTTAGCACCCGCAAATGCAAGAACACTGGCCATGCTAGCCGCCACGCCGTCTATATACACATTGCAGATCATTCCGCAAGAGCGCTGCACTGTATACATCGCTACACCATCACTTGTTTCGCCACCTTTACTGTTAATGCGCAGGTTATACTCAGTAAAGCCTTGCTTTTTCAGCCAGGCAATTTCCACAGCAAATGCAAGGCTCATTTCACTGTCGATCACTCCGTACAGCAGTATCTCCGGAAGTTCCGTAGGTACCATTCTCCTAATTGATCTCGTTGCTCCTGGCATGTCTTTGTTGGTTTTTAAAAATGCCTGCGGTTACTTTAATTTTCGACCGCAGGGCTTATCTATCAGTGTCATGGCGAAGCGTAAAAACTCCCTTTCCTTTCGCTGATGATGTAAAATTGCATTCCCCCTCGCGCGTAGCCAAATCCTTTATCGGCGGCACTCTTCAAGGAATTGCATTATACCGCACACCCCTCCGCATTATACTTTTTGCACCCCAAAAAGTGCAGATTTAAAAGTCAATTTTGCCCAGTAGCGGCAAAGCCGCTACCAAAACAACAGGCTTATGACGCAAAAAGACAAGCAGGAAATGCAGCAAAAACGGGAGTATGCCCGCATCATGTATGTGCATGGTAACCTTAACCAGATAGCCATTGCTGTAGAGCTCAATGTGTCCGAACAAACTATTTCCGAATGGAAAAAAGATGGGAAGTGGGAACGGTTGAAAACAGGCAAAACCATATCAGATCAGGAGATCGTTGCGCAGCTTGAAGAATTGCTCCAGCTGCTCATTGATCAAGGCAAGAAGTACCTCGAGGATGACGACCCGAAAACAAATCCCGATGCCGACCGTATCATCAAGACCACTAAGGCTATTGCTTATCTCAAAAAGAAAGCAGGCCCTGCACAGATGTACCAGACCGGCATTGCCTTCATTACCTGGTTGGGAAAAGAAAATTCGGAAATAGCAAGACAAGTCGCACCGCTCTTCCAGGCATTCATTAGATCACTCGTTTAAACAGCATTTAAATCATGCACGACAACATTGAACAATCACCTGTCGAATGGCTGGTATATAAAGAAAAAGACCCTGCCGAATGGGAAAAGGAGTTTAATGCACTGGTAGTAAACGTTGCGAATGCTACAGCTGCCGACAGCAGCGAAACAGAAGAAGAAAAGCAGGCACGTATTAAGAGGCTTGAAGCCCCCGGCAATCAGGAAGAGTGGATAAAATACTACTTCCCAAAGTACTCCTTTGCCGCTCCTGCCGCGTTTCAAAAGAATGCAACCTTGCGCCTTATTAATGCCTGTAAAGAGATGCAAGCAAAAGGCTGGGGTAAGTACTCTATGTCCCGTAAATGGGGTCGTGGTTTGGCAAAAAGTACCCGCCGCATGATGGAAGTATTTTACCTCCACTTCGTTTTAAAACTGCCTATTAATGGCCTGTTCTGCTCCAAGTCTGAGAGCAATGCCATTGACCTGATGGCTCCATACATGGCTAACTTAGAAGGCAATCAGAAGCTGATTAAGGACTACGGTGTACAGAAGAACCTGGGCAACTGGGATATGAAGAAATTCATATCCAAAAGTGGCATGGGCTATAAGGCCGTAGGTACTACCCAGAACCCGAGAGGTTCAAAGAACGAAGAGATGCGTATAAACGTCATCCAGTGCGATGATGCTGATGATGATGCAGTTTGTCGCAATGCCGACCTACTCAATCAGGCATGGAGGTGGTACGAAAAGCAGGTCTTACCCTGCGTTGAGATCTCGCGACCTTACTTCATATTTTTTGATAATAATGTCATTGCTGAAGATTCACTGGCCGTTCGTTTCTCAAAGACAGCCAAAGACAATGAAACCATCAATATCAGGGACGAAAACGAGAAATCGACGTGGCCTGAAAAGAACACAGAAGAGATCATTGAGGAGATGCTCGACGGTATGAGTTATGAATCGATCCAGGGGGAGTATTACAACAACCCTATGGCGCAGGAAATAACCTTCCCCGATATTACATGGGGCGAATGCCCCGCACTGGAGGACTTGGACGATGCTACATGCTATTCCGATCCTGCGCCATCTAATAAAGAATTGCCCACTGCAAAGTCTGGGGGTGGCAATAGTAATAAGGCCACTTTTATAATTGGCAGAAAAGGAGCCCGTTTCTATATCTATTACGGTTTCCTTGGTGGCATGAATACAGCCAAATTTGTCGATGGGCTTTTTAGCTGCCGAGACTATGTTGGCAATAGACGCACTATTGATTTCTATATAGAAAACAACTCACTGCAAGATCCATTCTTTGAACAGGTTCTACAAGAAAAGATATATGAAGCAGGTGAGACAAAAGGTTACCTATATCCAAGCCAGGACACGCGTAAAAAGCCCGACAAATGGGTGCGAATAGAATCTACCCTTGAACCCATTAACAGGAAGGGTAATCTAATTTTCAACATTGCAGAGAAAGGCAACGCTAACATGATAAGACTGGAAGCTCAATTTAGAGGGGCTAAACCGACTAGTAAGAAACTAGACGGCCCGGATTGTATCGAGGGTGGAGTTCACGTTCTAAAAGTCCGCAATGTAGCCCATGCCGCCGAAGTCCTGTTCCAGGAAAGGTTCCAATCAGACGCATACCATTATTAACACACAAATTTTTCAAAAATGCCTTACACTCCAATAATAGTGCCCGCCGATCTCTCTACTCACGTTTACGCGCCCATCATTAATGAGATCGCCGAAAACAACAACGACACAATAGTAAGTGCCATCAGCATGGCCATTGATGAAGCAAAGATGTACCTCACCCGGTACGATCTCATTGCAATCTTTGGTGATCCTGGTACCAACGTAGCGGCCACATTTACTCCCGATGCCATGTTGCTAAACATCATCAAGACCATTGCCGTCTGGAATCTTATGAATCTGGCAAATCCTAACCTTGACTATGAACAGTGGCAAAACCGTTACAAGCAAATGATCAGCAGCCTGAAGGACATACAAAAGGGCTTAGCCGATCCCCGCTGGCCATACCAGGACTATACCGATACCACCACCCCCGACAGCATAGAGGTATATGCTGTGTCTAACGAAAAAGCAAATAATTCATATTAATATGAGCAAGAAACCAGTTAATAGCACACAAACGTCCAACGAGCCACAGACAGGAAAAGGGCAGGTACAGGTTACCCAGGAGATGGTATTACGTTCTGTCAATCGAAGCAAAAAAGATGTAAGAACATGGCGCACAGCAATTGTCGCAGCTGAATCAGTATATGTACCTAATACGGTTCCGTTATATGATCTGTACACCGATATATTACTGGATGCCCATCTCTCCGGACTGATCAAAAAACGCATCTCCAGTGTGCGCAATAAGAAAATGGTCTTTAAGGTAGGTGAAGACAAGGTGGATGAAATGGACTCGCTCATCCAGTCCAAGGCGTTTAGTGATGTGATCAAACAGATCATGCTTGCCAAAATGTGGGGAATATCAGGCATGGAGTTCATTCCTGGAGAGAGACTTACATTCAACGAAATACCACGTAAGCACATAAAGACAAAAACACAAAAGATTGTCTATGAGCAATGGGATAATGATAACGGTGTTTTCTACCCCGACTATCAGAATATCTGGGTTGTCGGTGAGCCGGGCGATCTTGGCCTGCTCTCAATTTGCGGTTTCTACGCATTGTTAAAGAAAGGTGCTATAAGTCACTGGGCCGAATATGTAGAACTATACGGCTCACCGGTCATGGTGCTGAAATACGGTGGCAATGATCTGCAAAGTAGAAAAGTAGGTCAGGGTATTGTTGACAAAGCAGGGAACAGCCTTAAGATCGTTATCCCAAAAGAAATGGACTTCCAGCTTGTGGATGGTAAAACGTCCAATGGCAATGGTGATCTCCAGGAGAAAATTGTCGAAAGGTTGAATCAGGAAATGTCCCTGATCATCACCGGCAATACCGAAACCTCCACCAATGGCAAAGGCGGCACTGGAGGGAAATCTGTCGTGCATTCCAATGAGCAAAAGCAGCTCATTAAAGACGACATGGACGATGTGCTTGATCTGCTGAACTCCGATAAGTTCCTTGCAATACTGGCAACATACGGTTACCCTGTTACCGGTGGCAACTTTGAATACGTTGGCGAAATTGACATTGAATTCCTTCAGCAGAAGATCAGAGTAGATCTGCCCCTCTTACAGGCAGGCTTGCCGGTATCAGCAAAATACCTCTACGAAACTTACAATATCCCGATGCCCGAAAAGGGAGATCAGATCGTTATACTTAGTGGCGCTCCCTCCACCGATCCTGAAGAGACTGGCGAAGAACCAACAGAGCCAACCACACCAAAGCCCGCAACCAGGGAGAAAACACCTCCGGCAGAAAAGCCACTTACCGCCAGTGACGTAAAAGCCATGCTGACCGATTTTTTCGCGAACGCCCTCACCTGAGAGGGCACTACACTATAAAAATGCTCGACCGGCATTACACGGGACATAACCATAGCCTTGGCGTAACCATGTCCGGAAGTGAAACAGACTTCTCAGCCATGTGCAACCGCATTGCAGAGCAGCTCTATAGCGCGAAGATCAATCAAGGTACAATCCCAAAAGATATGTACGAGGCTACAGCCGGTGAGTTGATGGATGCCGTATTTAATGGCTTAGGCAAGCAGAAGACATTCACTTACGAAGACCCGCGCAATCTCCTGGTTGCACACCTCCGGCAGAATATCTATGCCTACAGCGCCGCTAAGTCTTTAACCGAAATGAAAGTCTTTAACGACCTCATGATTGACAAGGACGGCAAGCTAAAGCCATTCAAACAATACCGGGATGACGTAGCGAAGGCAGGATATACATTCAATGTAAACCACCTGCAAATCGACTACAACACCGCACTTGCATCGGCCCAGGTGGCACAGTCATTCAATGAATTTGGTCCTGACGATTATATTGAAGTCCGCACCACCGGTGCAGAGAATGTGTGTCCTATTTGCGGCCAGCTCAACGGCTTTACCCGCCTGAAGAGCGCTACCATATGGGCCACGTTCTGCCCACCGTTCCATCAGCAGTGCAATTGCAAGCTCATACCCGGACAGCACCGTAATGTCAGGAAACACGATGCGCCTTTAAAAATGCTCAGGGAAGCCGGTGTAAAACCCTACTTCCAGTCCAATCCCGCCATCAATAAAGTAGTCTTTACCGATGACTACCCACACATGCAAAACCTTAAAAAAGGCACACCATTACATTGGGATAAGGCGTATAACCTACCATCATTAGACCGCATTTACATGGATAAGTTACCTACCCCCGTTACCCTCAATACAAAGGCGGCAGCAAACGAGTGGTGGACCCAAAGGACAGGCACAAAAAAAGGAGAGTTCCTTGTAAAAGACAAATTGGGTACAGTAATCAAAGTGGATAACAAATTTCGTAACCACGTATTTGAGCAAAACAAGGAAGCTCGGTTTACACACCTGGCCAACTTAGATGAGATACTACAAGACCCTGACGAAATTTGGAGTACTAAAACTAAAAAAGGTAATCTCATCACAACATACATACGCTACTATGATAACTTCCCTTATTGTGTCCAGGTCGATGATGATCGCGCCTTTACCATGATGCGCTATGATATTATGGGGACCGGTAAACCAAATGAAAAGTCTTTAGAGCAAGACAGGTCCGGAGTACTTCTTCATAGAAATAATTAAGCCATTGCGTTCCCGGTGAAATGCGTAAGACGGCATCATCGGCACAATGGCTTAATAACACCACAAATATATAAAATAACCGGCAAATTGAGCCATTGAGCTATTGAGCCATTCAGCCATTAAAATATGACACCCGAACAATTCAAACAGGAAACCGAAAGAAGAGCAAGGCAGCTGGAGAACTATGTCCTGCACGTTTTCCCTGTCAGGGCGGGTAAAATGGCGCTCCGGTTTATAGATGGCAACTTTCATGCTCAGGGATGGCAGGGGGCCACATTTCAGCCGTGGGCGCCCAACAAAACAAGAACGCGCATACTTGTCAAGCGCGCCTTTCTCCTGCGCAGCTTCCATTATACACCCAGGCAGGGAGAGGTAAGGATATTTAGCAATTCGCCTTATGCCTACGTTCACAATTTCGGTTTTCATGGCAAGGTTACCGTTAAGGCATATACCAGGCACAAATACGCAGCTAAGAAAATTGGCACTGGCCGGTTCAATAAAAACGGCACTGAGCGACAGAAGACAATACACATGATCACCGATTCTACTGAAGTAAGATCTCACACCAGGACAATGAACATAAAGCAACGTCAGTTCATGCCAAAAGATCAAAACGACAGTCCGATATTCAACAATGCCCTGAAGCGGGAGATCACCCGGGAACTAAAAAACATCTTTGATCCAAAAACTTAAAAAACATGAACAGCCAAAACGCAAACATCTTTCTTGCCATACAGCAGCGCATCGAATCACTGGTCGATAGCAGTAACAGCAACAAACGTTACTTCGCTACTATCGACATGGACCTCCAGCAGCTCAATTTCGATCAGCCACCAATTAAATTTCCTGCAAGCCTTATCGGCGGGTTCAATTTCGACTATAAGCACGGCGGCCAGCTTGCCCGTTTTGGCTCAGGCCAGATCACAGTAAAAACATGCTTCACCCCCTACAGCTCCAGCAGCAACCTCACTCCTCAGCAATACCGCGAAAAGGCGCTCAACTATTTCAACCTCGACCAGATCATTTACCTATCCCTACACGGTTGGAAACCCGAATACATTGTTGATGGTGTTGATCAGCTTGCCAATGTTACCGGACACCTTATGTGCGTCAGTGAACGTAGACTGCCCCGTAACGATGATATTATCGTTACGGAGCAAACATTCATGTTGGGTAAAGACGACTACAGCGCAAAACCTGTAAAGGGCTTAGTCCCACGCCCAGAGGTTAAGGTCATCACCGATGGAGAACATGCAGAAGAATTCGGTAACGAGTACAACTAGTTTATATTTTAAAAACACAAAGCAACAACATGAAGAAGATCTTGATTGCCATTTTAATAGTGGCCACACACGCACCGGCATTCGCCCAGTCCCAAACTATTAGCCAGGAAAACACCACCCTGAAGAATACCGTTGATACCGGTATAACAAACAAAAATGCGGTTAACAAGGTTCGGGCGGCTACAGAGGGCGCAATTATGAAAAAGGTAGTAGACTATGCTCTAAAGGTCTACGATTCCACCAAGGCATCACTTGAAACGAAACTGGATAAAACGGACAGAACCATTTTTGCAACTACCTACAGTCGCGATACCCTGAGCACTAATATCAGGAACTGGGTAAGGGAATTCATTGCGTCTGACGGCACCGATATTCAAACTATCGCTTTCGGATCGCCATACTCCAGTACTGTGCAGGTACCCATCAGTGCCAAAGTAACTATCGTTAAGGTTACAAACATTATGTTCGGCCCATCAACCATTGCCTCCGCTCCTGGTAATAATGTGGGCGATCTGCTGTATTATATTATTGAGGGAAGTGGCAGCCAGAATTATAGTGTAATATATGGCGCACCCTTTGCCCCGTTCGAGGGCCGCTACAAAGGGCCGGTGAGCTTCCAGCCACAAGCGGTTAGTTTGGTCGCCAATTCTACTAGCTTATGGGTTTGGGATGGGGCTTACTGGAATCTTGTCTCACACTCCGAAAATTACAATTAGCGCATGCCAATAAAAAAGCCCCTATCACAGGGGCTTTTTTATTATATCAGCTATTTTAACTACCACGTATAATTACATTGCAAACACTTTCTCTTGATCTTATTCGCTCCTACTGCACCAAACAACAACCCAAATACCCACATAATAACGGAGAACGGCAACATGAGCAAAGCCATCAGGCAACCCTTACCGGCACTATAGCCCTTTTTATAAGCATGAATACTCTCGCTTCCACACTTCGGGCAGGTCACTACCTTTCCAACCACTGGCTGATCCTCATTTTTATAATCAGCCCATTTCTTCAGCCGTGCAGCCTCTTTATCATCTACCGTTAGTCCAGCACCACAGCTATTGCAGAACTTTGCACTATCAGCATTATCTTTCATACAACCAGGACACATTTTCATGACGTGAGTTATTTTTTACAATTATACAATAAATACGCAGTCTATCTACTATCTACTAACGACTATCTACTGGTTTAAACAGCATTTAAATAGGCTTTATACACCTTTTCAATTTGAGTGATCAGCACGCTCAGCTCTTCACTGCAATGATCATTAAGCGGCTTCTTATACTTACCATACGTCACACACCACCCATTCACCTGCTCCATATCTAGCTTTCTCCTGGGCGGTTGTTCCGAAGACATGGTAAGTGTCGCCTTCTTGTTCACACTGCTGGTATTCACCCCCTCATACCAACCCAGCAAATGGGCAAAGTGCAATATCTTCCTTCGTTTTTTATCCTCTTCAGGATTCACCTTAAGTTTCTGTTCTTTCTTCGGCGTTGATCCTAGCTGCACAGTATTTGTATTTCCCGTCCGGGTCAATCGCTCCAGCGCTGCAATCATATCCTTTGCTTCCTTCCAGCTTAGCGCAGTGGTGCTGGTAGCTCTGCCGTCAGTATAATCGCGTACTAGGTTCTCTTTATACCGCTTCATTTCGCCCTTATCTTCCAGTCCGGGTATCTGTGACAGTAGCACATGTATCTTGGCTATTTGCCCCTTATTTACCAGATATTCACCAGTATAGTTTGCTTTGCTCATCCAATTAATTTTTGTGTTATTAACTAAGTAGAAGCCCGGCTATGGCGAAAAACGGCAGCTAGTATAGCCCTGTGCGGTAGCGCGATTTTTTAGCCCGGCGCTTTCTTTGTTACTTTCTTTACGCTGTAGTAAAGAAAGTAAAAGCCTATTTATCAAAGTCAGGAAACGTTTCACTCCATACCATTCGTGGCCACCGCTCTCTGAACCATTCCAGATCCGGCCTTTGCGCCTTCAGCTTACCCAACTCTACATCTAGCGTATCCACTACCTCTTTAATGCGTGTCGGCGACAAGTCAAAATCTTGGATCATAAGTTTCATTACCACCTCATTTTTCACAAGGGGAAAGAAATGCCGATAGTAGAACAACCTCGCAGCCAGCTTTCTATTACGAGCTTCCGCCAGCTCCATTATTCTGCCGGGCTTCCTTGGCGCATCAGGCACCACACCAAACAGGTCCACACTGGATACCACCTCCGGTTCAGGCAACAGACTATCAAACGCTTTATCCCCTTTCATTTGCTGAATTTTTCTTCTTTGTCTTTTTTCTCTTTCAGATACACTTTAAACCATTCGTCCCTAAAATGCCCGCGCAGGTATGTGTCAGGGTATTGTTGATTGTACCAGGGCGATTGCTTGCAGTACCATTGGTAGGAGAACATGTTTGCATGCACATACCGCTTATCGTAGGCTGCTTTGGCCTTCCATAGCTTATCCGCAATCAGCTTATTCCGGGCGTGGTCAAATATTAACCAGAAACGATCGAACGACAGATCATCGTCTATTTTGATGGTCGTTCTGCCTTCCGCCTTCACCCATGCATTGAACGATTCGTGAGTAAGTGCATTTCTGAGAGACTTAAGAACCGATTCCCGCTGATCCTGTGGCATCTTGTATGCGCAGTTTTTAAACTCTATCAGGAAACCATCCTGATCATACTCATACATCAGGTACCCCTCAAACTTTTTAGATATAAGTACATATTTATGCATATCAATTCTTCTTTTGCATTTCCAATTCCCTTTGTTGCTCTATCGCCTCATCGTGCCAGTTATGCACCACCTCCATTTCTTGTTCAGCCTTCTTAAAAAACAGCGGATCTACTCGTCTGGCCTCTTTGAAGTACACTACATAGTTACCGCTACCGCCAACCCTGTTTTTCATCTTACGGGCTATATACTTAAATACCCTCACCGAAAACTTACCATCATATTCAATTTTCTGACCGACTTTGCTTTCAGGTGCGCCATTTTTCTCATGGCTCAGGAAGATGATCCCTTTCTTACCTCCGTACTTTTCCTTCAGGTAGTAATATTCCTCTGGTGTTATGTCTAAGTAATCCAGGCTATCAATGAACACAAATTCAGGGGTACTGCGCTTGCTTAGGTAATCGTCCAGCTCCTGAAACTTGGTCTTCCCCTTTTGCCTTTTTTGTAGTGGATCAATCGGTAGGAACTTGCCAGCCTCTTCTTGCATATTGTTTCTGATAGAGGCCATCTGAAAATCAAAATCATGTCCCTGCTCGTAACTCAGCCAGGCCACCCGCCCAAATTTGCAGAGGTATTTTGCTAACCGGATGCAGAACTCTGTTTTCCCCTGTCCGCTCTTCCCGTAAATGATCCCGATAAAATTGAGAGCCAGGTTACCAATGAAAAACAGCCATTCATCTTTAAACCCCAAAAACTTAAATTTCTTCTTATGAAACTGATCTATACCTAATACCTTCATTTTTCGATAGTGTTATTTAGTACTTAAAATCTGTCCAGTGGATTATCTTACCCTCAAAGTCCTCATCGAACCACTCCATAAACTCACCCATGGTCTTAAATCCATCATTTCTCGCCAGTTCCAGCACCGAAGCATCATCCAGCCGCTTGCTATCAACAATGATCACAGGAGCCAGTACCTCACCCGGCACCTTTCCGTAATACCGTATCTCTACATGCTGTAGCCTGGTAACTACCAGATCATCACGAAAGCACTCATACGCCTTAGTCCTTACACCCGTGGCCATCTGTATTTTCATACCTACCTTCCACCTGCCGGGCTTATCCTCGCGCATGCTGTGCAGCTTACTGCCATCCATCAGCTTCGGCTTAAACGGCTTTTTAAATCCTAGTATCATAATTATTGGTTGTTTAAGTGAATTGAAAAGACCCATCATCATTTTCCACTATAGTAGTACTGATCGGGAAATTGTCCTTTGATACTTTCTGTATAACATCTATCAGGTGTTTCGACCCGGTAAATACTACATGCTTGCTATTGTTAACTTCTATTTGCAAATGCAGGCACTTATCAGTGTATTTGCTATTTTGTATTTTGTAGTCGTGTACTACTATCTGCTTATTGAGCACCTTACCAATCTTCACCTTATCTCCTGTAAAATGCTCACGTTCGCTTTTTATATTTAATTCTGAGAATGTTTTCATTGGTTAATTTTTTCTCCAGATGCTTTCCATCCGCATGTGTCAACCAGCCTTTATAGGCTGCAATAGACTGCATATCAGGATTAGAGGCCATCATGCGCGCAAAGCTCTTTTTTATGGATTTTCGGATTAGTGTATGTGAATGATAAATTTTATACCCTACAAAGTCAAGACCTCTGGTATCTATCGGGAAAACTTGGTAATTGTCTTTTACTTCAAGGTTCAGATTACATTCCATGTATTCCCTGATCAGCGCGAGCACTCTGTGTAGTTCATTTTTATTGCTACTTAGTATTACCAGATCATCAGCATACCTGAAGTAGTATTTTACTTTCACTACTTCTTTCAGCCAGTGATCAAAATAGCTTAGGTAGAAATTAGCAAGAAACTGGCTCAGGTAGTTGCCGATAGGTAAACCCTCTGCGCTGTCAATGATCTCGTCAAGCAGCCAAAGTAGATCAGCATCCTTTATTTTACGCCTTAATAGCGCTTTCAATATGTCGTGATCTATACTAGGGTAAAACTTCCGTATATCCAGCTTCAGACAATACTGTGTGTTTTGCTTGTCTTTAAATGCTTTTTTAACCGCCTTTAAAGCTCCGTGGATACCTCTACCTGTTATGCAGCTATATGTGTCCGCTGTAAACAGTTTCATTAGCACTGGTTCCAGCACTACCATTATTGCATGGTGTACAATCCTGTCAGGGTAGTAAGGCAGCTTGCTCACTATTCTTTCCTTCGGATCAGTTATTTTAAAGGTCACATACTTTGATGTATGATAGCTGCGTGTCACCAGTGATCTATGAATAGCCAGTATATTGTCTTCCCTGTTGGCATCATGCGCTATGATCTCCTTTTTGTTGCGTTTCCTTTTACGAGCCAGCATATCTGCCACTTCTAGGTTATGCACGCTGCATATCTCTTCGTATATGTTATTTATTCTTTTCATAGCCTTTGCTTTGTTGGTCTTTTTCCCTTTCGGTACCAAAGCCCGTTGTTAAGCGTAATTTTTTGCCATGTTGGCAAGGCTTGCACTGTTTATTTATAAGCAATGTGGGCACCGACATTCGTGTTCGTGTTCTCGTTGTCGTAGTCGTTCAGAACCCAACCGGAACCGGGAAACGGAACACCCTCGTCAGGCATACAGCGCGCCACCTTTAATATTATTCACCTTCACCCAGTAGGTCTCGGTACAGGTCTATGAAGGTTCCACCCATCTCCATTGCCAGGGCGCTCGTTTTGAGGGCGAGGCGGGCACCGACATACGTGCACGCGTACCCGCCGACGTAGCCGTCCAGAACCCAACCGGAACCGGGAACATACTCAAACCATGGGAAGTACTTATACTGGCTCCTTTCGGCATAATTGGCTTTCCACCCATCATTGTTCGCTTTTACCAGTATTTGCAGCTTATACTGTGCTATCACTCCTTTTTGCTCCTCAGTGGGCAGCATCGATACGTCTGGCAGCTCTGTGCCAATTTTAAGGTGAGCACATGCAGCCTCAAAACTTGTGAATTTTACTTCTTTCATTTTTTATTTGTTGATTGATTAAATGAATAATTACTTCTGACCGCTCAGCAAGTCGCTGTATAGCCCTATGAACTCACGGCCCATTTCTTTGGCTAATTCTGCCGATTTGAGGGCGAGGCGGGCACCGACATACGCGCCCGTGTACTCGAGGCCGCAGTCGTCCAGAACCCAACCGGAACCGGGAACATACTCAAACCATGGGAAGTACTTCCTCTGGTTGTCATCCTTATAATCAACCACCCAGTCACCGTTATTGGCCTCTACCAGCACCATTAGCTTATGATGGGCCACTAGTGCCTTGCCATACTTCTCGGCAAGCATTGATACATCAGGCAGCGCCGTACTGATATTGAGCTGCGCACATGCAGCCTCAAAACTTGTAAATTTTACCTCTTTCATTTTTGTTTATGGTTTTATGTAACTAAAAAAATATACTAGTCTTCTATCCACCCGCACCTGTTACACCAGGCTACGGTACACCCAATCGCCGCCACACACTTCCCTATACCAAGACATTCCATCAAATTACCTTCCGGTATAAACACTCTGTCGGCTGCGGTCGGTTGCAATACCTTTAGATGATCTGGTAATTGATCAGCCTGCATTTCATTTGGCTTGTTCATTTATTCCTTATTTAAATACCGTTTAAATTGCTCTTCAAGAATGATCGGCCTGCTTTTCCCTGGATGGCCTTCAGAGTGGGTGAGGTGGAAACCCCTGCACTTATCGCAGGGGTAAAATCGCACCGGTATCACCTCCCTTGGTCTTTTCCGTATTTTCTTCAGGGCTTCCTGTGCGTCCACATCATTTCTAAACCGCTTCTTACCACTTATACACCTGGTCATATGCCCTCCCATTCATCACGGTCATCAATCTTTTTTATAGACTCTTCATCTATACACTTCATCACTATAGGTATAGCCAGTATAAAATATAGTGGAGTTACATCCCTATTTTGAACCGCTACCAGGCACAGAAATAAAGTCCCGAATACGCCTATAATAGCCCTTAATGCGTTTACCGATAGATTGTCCTTTGCAGGCTCGTTTTGATTGTTCGGCATGTTGTAGATTACTTAAGAAGGTGAGATAATGATCGTGTTTGGTTTCGCGGGTGGTCATTGCAGAGATCGTTTAAGCGGTTACCTCCAGTTTCTTCAGCTCCACGTAGAACTTTTCTTCCTGGGCAACCTTTATTCCCAGAGCAGAGAACTTTTTAGATAACTCTTCCTTATCCCGATCAGCCAGCAGCAATTCCTTGTTAGGCTCTTCTACAGTTCTCACATACGCGTCCAGTTTCTGTTCCTTCAGGCGGGCGGTCAGTATATCCAGTGTTACACCCGATAACGTTTTGATGCTTGGAGGGTCTTTACGGAAGCCTATTTTTGCATAAAGCGTATCGAAGCTCTTCATCTTGTCAGTCATAAGCTCATGACGCTTTTCAACGCTGTAGGCTTTTATGGTTGCGAATAGTAGCGCCTGTTCAGCCTTCACAAGATCAATGTCAGACGAGAAGTCTTCCTTAATAGCCTGTATTTCTTCCTCCAGTTCAGCATTCAGCTGGCTCAGCTTGATGTCATTTTGGCTGTAAGTGATCAGCGCCTTATCAAACTGCTCTTTAGTGATCTCTTTGCTCAGAGACTCGCTCTTTCTTTTGTTTCTGCTCATATTAGTTGTTATTAATTGTTTTAATGATTTCTTTACCGCCATTGATGACGTTATTCACATGCGCCACCAGTTCCCATATTTCCTGTTGCAGCTCTTCTTGCTGTTCCGGTGCAGCATCCTTTTTAAGGCGTCGCAGTACAGCTATTTCACGCAGCAGCGCACTTGCCTTTTCCTTATCGCTGCCACTCAGGGCATTGATGTCTATTTTCTGTCTCATATGAATAGGGGTTCTTTACTTTTTTTGTCAATCGATTGAATGATCCCGTTTAGGATCGTCGCTGGGTAGGGCTGCATCGGGAAAGGCTTGCTGTTCCAGAACTGTATGAACGCACGTGCTGTGCTGGCGTTGAGCGTTAGCGTATAATTCACCTGCTCTTTATTACACATAGTGCTTATCTGTTCATAAAAATCACACACGTGGTCATGCCATAGCTGTTCTTGCTCATTTTCTGGTTTATATCCACTAATTACTGCTTCGTACAACGCAACCAGCATTTCAAGCTTTCTGTGGTCAATTTTTAGCCTTACTTTTCTATCCTGTTTAGCCATTATTTCTTAATTATTACTTCGTTATAGGTTATTTCTTTACTCAGCGTCAGTCCGGCCACAAAGGCGGTGATCTTGAAGTGATATTCAAAGGAGGTGACAAAGCCTACCAGTTCTTCTTTTTCAGCGTCTGTTTTAAATAGGCTATACTCCGCAGGCCCTGTTTGTCTTATGCTGTAAACACCATCCACATCCCTTAGAGTGAAGCGTTTTATTTCGCTCAGCTGTGCTATTCCATTAGGCTGCATGGCTCACCTCCTTTCCTTTATTCCCACCCGTTGTCATGGTGAGCCTCGCCGAACCATTCTTGTCATCCTGAGCCCCGCCGAAGGACGAACCATCGGTGATCAGGTCTAGCACACCACACAATTGCTCCAGCAGCGTCAGGTAGGTAGGATGATCTTCTCGGAAAACATTCAGGTGCATATCGTGGTACACGTTGTAGCGTTCGTTGATGGTTACCTTATGCAGGAAGGGGAGAATTGTCCAGTGATCATACTGCCGCCAGTTCAGGTTCCACCATCGCAGTACTTTGGGTTCCATCCACAGGCTTTCGCTTTCCCTCTGGCTTATGCCTGCCTTGTGTAGGTTTTTCACAAGCCACTCTCTGCCCATATCCAGTTTCAGGTTCAGCAGCTGCTCAGGCATCAATCCTGTAAACTGCATTACCGCCGCTTCATCAGCCTTAAACTGAGCCCTCCAGTACCCCGTCTTACTTACCTTTTTTGCGTTTCTCATTAGGCAGCCTTTTTAGTTGCATTCATACGCTTGTGCTTTGCCACTTCCTTCCTAAGCACCCTCAGAGACAACCCCGAACGGGTCAATATATCCTTGCGCAATTGCGTATCAGCTTCCGGCAGGTTCAGTTGCAGTATCTGCAAGGCCGTTTCCTTGCGCATTACCGATACAGAAGCCTCACTATCATACTGCTCGGTAATAGCCTGAAATTTGCGGTTAAAACGGTCAAACAATGCCTCCCAACCCAGCTTACGTTTAGCCAGCATCTTATTGATCTTCACGCCCAGTGTATCATCACCTATTATGTACCAACCTGTGCCGCCCTCAGTCACATCATACAGCCCCTTTATTTCCATCCAGCAGTTATCATTCATGTAACCGGCATCATCCAGTACCACCAGTGGGTTTTGAAGGCGCAGCAATTCCAGTTCCACACGCTCCCTTATCTTCCGCACCTGGTCACCATGTTCAAGGCCAAGATTTTGAGCCATTTCACGCAGCAGATCAGCGCGGGTTATACCTTGTCTGCATTTCACATAGATCACGTTCTGATGAGTAGCCGCATACACCTCCGCGCTATGCGTTTTGCCTATCCCTACCAGGTCGCAATTGATTGCGCTAAGGCTATCCTGTTGGCACATGCTCAGCTGAGCAGTCACAAAGCCAAAAACGGCAGTTCTCGCAGTCTTCCACCCATTCTCACTCAGATCACAAAACAGCTTCTTGCCAATGCGCACCCATTCCACCTCACTCAGCACCTTATCAATGTCCCCTTTGCTTATCCGGCTGTAAGAACCCGGATTGATCTGCAAATACTGAGCATGATTAGCTTGCTTATAACCACTGTCAGAATGTTGGCGCATTTTTAAGTCCTCAGCTATCGCCTTAGCTACCATTTGCTTGTGTGTCTGTGTGATCTGCATAACGTATGATATTTTATGTTAATTAAATAGTGCTTTTATTTTCCTGCGGTAGCTACTTCCTGAAGAACTTTTAACAGGGTTTGCTCTACTACGCTACCCTCAATCGGCCCTTGGAAATCAGTCGGCCCTTGAAAATTTTGAATGTTGATTACCGTCACTTTACGGCCTAACAGCATGTCCATTTCATACATGAACTTGAAAAAATCTTCCTGCGTCATGCGCTCAATTAGATCAGTTGCTGTTCCTTGCAGGTAGCATACATCTGTAGCCATCCCCGATACTTTTACCCTCTGAACAAACCCTAATAGTGTCATTTTTAAGCTTTTAAGTGATTATTTGAATAGATTTTCGGCTATAATGCCCACTGGGCGGCACTTTCAATAGAATTGCCATTCGGTACACTTACCACGCTAACCCCCTCTTTTTGCTTATACCCCCCCCTTTTACTCGTCTTTTTTGGCACAAAACCCACATTATCAGGCTCCTCAAACTCGTCAGAAGTGCTGTTTACTACCACCTCTTCCACCACTTTTAGCGTCTCGCCCGCTTCAAAACCATCAAATCTGGCAGTCCCAAGTACCGAATAGCTGCCTTGCGTCTCACGTACCATCTTATCAAATGCTGCCTGATACGCCCACTGCTTGTCAGCATTCGCCCTGTCAGCATCGGTCATTTCTGCCTGTGCCTCCTGGAATGGGATCACCTTTGTTGCCTCAGCAATGAATTTGCCATATTGATACAGGTAAACCTTTTCTATACCCTCTGGTCCGGGGATGTAGTATGCGTCAAACTTCCATGTCTTCAGTTCGCGCAGTATGTTGATGTTCGGTAGGCGGTAGCTATTTTTCATTACCTGCACGTACCCGCGTTTGATGCTCGTTTCTCGGGCCTTGTAGCCTACGTAAGGCATTATTGCCGATGTGGCATGGTGCACAAGGTTCGGGTTCTGGCAGTTTTCCAGTACGTCCCATCTGCTCATGCCGGGGTATAGTTCCTGGTTCGGGTGCAGCGAATTGTTCCAGCTGTTGATGTCGTCCAGATCGTTCTGTATGATCTGCTCGTAAGCATACCTCACCTTGTCCTTATCTGTATTCAGGCGGTTGGCTATGTTACGGGCGTAAAACCTGCCTTGGAACCCCGGGCGCTTATTGTCGAAGGTGTATTTCTTCTGGCGGAAGATGTGCTCCATTCTTTTCTCAGGCGCATTACCACCCAGGCACACACGTACATGCTTAAACAGGTTACCGGCGGTAAGAATATCGTCTTCAAACTGGCCGTCCACTTCCTTACCCATCATTTGGGCAGTCAGGTGGCGTTCCATTTCTATTTCAAATGGCATACCCCAACCGTTGCATAGTATTGTTTGGAACATATCGCGGAAGGCTTCCCTCAGCAATTCCACGTTCTTATCTGTGCTGAAAGCCTTGCCTATAATCGCACCGCTGGCCACATCAGCTATCTGGTAAGTTTTAGCAGGGCGGTTACCGGTCATATCCTTAAATGGTAGGTCGCGGTCATCCATTGTTAGCTTGCTAAAAGCATATACCGGTGCCATACGTTGCACATATGGGCGGTGAAGCGCACGCCACTGTAGGTTATTGAGCCTCTTTTTATTGATAGCTATCTGCGCTGCCGGTCTCTTCAGGTAGAAGTCAACTGTACTTTCACCCAGTGGAAATGGCTCACCTTTTACATAGAATTCCTGCGGGTTAAACACCTCACCGGTATTAATATCCACCACCTGTAGTTTGTTGTAGATGAAGTCGCGGTACATGCGGCATACTTCCACCAGTGTCGTTTCCTGTTTCATAAAGTACAGGCTCACTATCAGGTTTTCAATTTTTGGCGTCACCTTGCGGGTGTTCTGGTTACCAAACTTCTTACTGATCAGCGCCACCGGCCCTTCCGAATTGTACTTAGCCAGCAGCTTGCGCAGTGGATCATATGCCTTCGGTAGTTTAGGGTTTACCGGTCTGTCTCCCTGATGCAGATCAATTACATATTCCCAAAAGGTCTTAATACTGATGCCCAAAGTATCTTTCAGCATCTTGCGGTCCGTTAGTACCAGGTTGATCATGTTAAGCCATTCAGCCTGTCGGGTATACACCTGCTGTGCATCCAGTGGTAAGTGTCCACCACCGGCTTTTATGTGACCGGCGAATATATTAGCTGCCTTATAGTCCACACTGATCAGCTTAGTTATCGGCTGCTTTGAGATATACTTATGTAGATCATTGCCGTATTTGGCTGTTATTTTCTCCTGGCATTTAGCCGGTATAGTATCGAATTCTATAAGTACTCCGTTACCATTACCACCCCTGCCATGCACCCGCATAAGTTGGGTCTTATGGTACTTGTAGTTACTTTCCGTCATGAAGTCCGGAACTAACTCACTATACTCTAAACAGATTATGGTTGTGTGTGCTAAATATCTCATCGGAATCAGGTTTACTTGTTCACTTTCGCTTTTACATCATTCATCAACTTGCTCATACCCTCCTGTAGAAGATCATCAGCAAGTGTTACTCGCTTAGCTTTTTCACCTGTACCCCGTTTCCCTGCACGTACCTTATTCACAAGGTCAACGCTCGTATTGGTAACTAGTGCGGTCATTCTGGGCGGTACTGTTACTTCAATGCTGGTCGCAAATGATCCCTTACTTGTTTGCTTGACGTTTGAATTCAT